CGTAAGCTCCCCCCAGGTCCTACTGATCACCCCTTGTGGTACGTGTATACCAGATGGCCATATAGACCAAAAGGAGATACATTAACCATAAGAGCACAGATATCATCTGCACCTCCCAAGTGGGTTCTTCCCACTAACCCTAGTGTTTAGTTACACCAAGGTCCAACGGCGTTTGAGTGCGAGGTTGCCGTACCTCACAGTCTCACGCAAGTGCCTTGGGTCGACATCGGATGAACCGATGAGGCCAAAACACTTGAGGAGCGCAGCGTCACCCGACAAAGGGTCACGCCTACGAATGGGTTCGACAACCCAACGTTTCGATTTGAAACACTGGTAACGTCGACTCCATCCGTTGGCCGATTCTCCATTGCTGTAGGAGATCCAGCCAAGCCCTGCGCTTTGTCTCGTCGCAACAAATCTTCCTTCAATCGCTCTTTCGAGCAATCTGAAAGATTTGATCGACATTGTAGGAAGCTCGCCAAGAAGCCTTTCGGCCTCAAGACGAAGCATCTTACAAGTCCCCCACAAGCCTTTCAGATAAAACTGATTGGCGAGTGAGACAAGAGACGCAACACCATGTGAGTCTGCCCTATCAGCAGGAAGCTTCCGACGTATGTAGACAGGTGTAACGTCTACTCCGTCAAAAGCATCCATCCCGCAAGATTCACGGAATTTCCCATTCCAGAATGACTTGTGGGCATTGACTTTGAAAGCGAAAGCTTTCAACTTCGTGCTGATAGCGGGTGCCATGTCAGAGGGAACGATTAAATCGTCCCCATAGACATACACTCCAGAACTATACTTACGTATAGTTCTAGGGCTGATGCGCACTCCGGCTTCGTGGATCCTGATTGAGATTATGGCTATGTAAAAAGCCATAGACTCGATTGGGAAACACAAAGCCGAGCCCATAGACGCAAACTTCCTCAATGGGATAGTTATCCCACTGGGGAGAGTTGCCCTAGTGCTACGACATGAAAAGACTCTGCTCCTAAAGTCGGGGCAGCATCGAAGCATGCGCCACACTAGGCCAGATGACACACGGTCGGAAGCTTCAGACATATCGAGTGTAGCAAAAGCTAGATCTCGAGATGAACTGAGTGCTAGCTTGGCATTTATACTCTGATCACGAAAGTTTACGTGACCGGAAGTATATGAACTCCGGAGCTCAATCCGGGGTATCAACCAAGCAGCGATCGACTGCTGAATGTATTGCATACATACAGGTTCGATCGCAATTACACGTGGCGTCTTCTGGGTTTTAGGGACGAATACAACCCGAACGGGAGATTCGTCCCGGGCGCTGACCATTCGAACTGGATGGTCGTCAAGCCCGTTCATATAGTTTGATATCGAACCGATACCATACTCAACGAACGGAAATTGACGATCCAACCTTAGAGGCCAAGAAGGGAACATAAACTTCATGTTACCCCTAATGCCCTCTTCAGTTGTCCCAGGACCATGCCTAGGAGTGAATTCGGATCGAGGGTCCCCGAAAGGGACCCAAGACAGAATGTCACTCCAAATAACATCACTGACACGACAAAAAATGTCAGTGAGGTCATTAACGGACTCATGGGATCGAAGGTCAGACTCACACTGCACAAAGGCGGACTCGGCAGCTTGTTCTCTCGCGCGAGTGCACGGGAGTTTAAGCTTCTTCGCGAATAGACAAATTTGCCTAATCGCAAAGACGCAATCCGGATCCGCCTGGGTGCGGAGTACTCCATCAGGACCAAAAATCCTCTCCATGTACCCTCCGAGAAATCGGGGGCAGCATGTTCCTCTCCGAAACCGAAATTTCGGAAAGAGAGCTGGTGAGAGGCGGCCGTTCTCGAGGGATCTTTCGAAACCTTGAGAGAAGGCTGGAAGAGTGATAGTGAGAAAGCTATCACCTTCATTCTCGGTCCTCCTCGTGACAGTTAATATGTCACGTTTGGGGTTGGCACCACACCTGATACTGCAATCCTGCAGTATCTGCACAAGGATTTCTACGAGGCTTTTCAGGTAGCGCTCCTATTGAAGCGGATACCTCCAAGGCTCGCAGACAGACCCGTTACGTCTCACCGGCGATAACGATTCTCGTCAAGAGAGTCGGATCGGCGCCGACGGAAACAAGAAAGCTTCCGACGCCGACGATCTGCTCCCTCGCGATATTCGTAATCGTGTTAAGCGTCAGAAACGGCCCAACAGATGGGCAGTCGAAGACGACATAGCACGACTGACTCGCTTGGGCGTACAACGTAGGGTCGGCCACAGTAGCGGCGATACCCGAAATGTCCAACCTTGCGGTGAAACGATTTCGAGTACGGCCGTACTGATGGGCGACCCTGAAGTTGTAATCGTTACCAAACGAGTCATTCGTACGGTAAGACGAATGATCCGCAGCACGTTCCGAGCAGGCGAGCGACAAATTTCTTGCCGCATTTGCCGTCAAGGTCGTGTAATCGCGGGTCAATACGAGAGGGTCTGCAAGCATCGAAGTGTCCTTGTGTTTGTGGAAACCAGAAGCCGAATGGCTACTGGAGCAACGGCTACGATAGCAGTTTTACGTCTTTACTAAACGATCTAAACCAAGATCGCGCAGTATCAACGCGGGAAATTGCTAGCGCAGCCAGGATGGCGAGTTGAGACGGTGTTAAATCCTGTCTCTTCAAGCCAAAGCCAAATGGAGAAGACTGACGACGTAGCTTATTCGAACGAGAAATCGTATGAGTAAGCGAGTCGCTCCCTGATGGAAGGAAGAAGCAATTTCCAGGAATGGAAGTTGCATCTACTTCGTCCCAGTGAGTACTAACCTCTAATACATCGTATACCGTAGTGGTATACATTGCATAGGCGTTAGTATAAGTCTCATTATCGACAGCGGAATTACGAGACAAGTTGGAGATTATATCTCCAACATTCGTAAACCAGTCGATAAGCCATGTCCACGGATAGACCTGATACAGCGTAGCAGGTGTCAGATCGGCACCAAACAACGCTTTAACAGCTCCTTCCGTCCACCGATTCGACCCAATGTCTGGAACGTAGTACGTATAAGTACAACAACTCCAGACAGTCTCGTAGGTAGTGCTGGAAAGCTTATAATCAGCTTGTCCAGACCAGCCTGGGTAGGAAACAAGTCCTCCAAAAGGGCCACACAATGTGTAGCCATCAAGGAAGACATTTCCTCCGATCGAAAGATCAGAAAGATCTCCGAAAGGTACACTCAAGCTGCCTTCACACACTACGTGCGATTCGGTGGAAACCACCTTCTTAGACCGTCTTCGGATCGGAATACCGTTATTCTTAACCAGGTGGTTAAGTTGCCGAGCGATGTCAAACTGAAGATTATGAATCTTCTGTAGATCTTCGATCAGCGGTTTCCATCCGAATTCCACATTTAAATACTCACCACCAATCTCACTTACGTGATGTTTGGTCATGCGTAGAAAATGTGGCACCTGCGGCAGTTCGCGTAGCTCGATCAAAAATTGACCTGCTGACGCGAATGGGTGGCCGGGACGGTTCCCACGTATGAAAGCAGTGCCCTGAGCATTCAAGTTCAGGACATAGTCTTCATACAAGGGAAAGTCGAGAGACGGGAGTCGTTTGTAAAGGGAGGGGTCGAACATAACAGACTCGACCGACCTGCTAATAGCAGGCTTCCAGTTACAGTCGACGAGTTCGAAGCCAAAAGGATCTCCTGCACCAATCTTAAGATAAGAAGGGTGACAGGAGAATGTCCGATTGATTCCGAACGCAGGCAATTCGGTTTCACGATAAACGTGGAACCCAACGTCATTCTCGTCCCAACGACCATCGCGGAAGCGATGGCCCATCGACCTAAGAAGGGCCTTATGATCGCGAGAGCGACACCACGAATCATACGCTTCGGTTTGCCGAAGCGCCAATTCGATGATGTCATGTTTCTCGCCAGTCATAAGGATGCCCCATTTGGTAGTTGCGGATAACCGCAGGGTGCTGTTGCCAGCTAGCGAGGGAAGAAATTCCC